GAATGTCTCGAAGGTCGGCAGTGCTTGGAGAAACGCGATACGGGCATCGCAGAACTGATCGATGAAGAACATCGCACCAGTGTCATCGACGATCTTACGAATTGCGGCAAGAGACGCTGGCCCTATCGCTCCATCCTGCGCCACACCGGAAATCTTCTGAGCGATCTTTGCCGCTCGTCCCGTGCCAGAATTGATAGCGCAGTCAAAGACAGCCATATCTACACCGGAAGGGAGATCGTCGCCCCTAACAGCGTCCCAGTAACGCTTGCGATAAAGCGGCGCTACATCTGACACCGTTAGTGCGCGTATATCGTCCTTCGACACCTCGTGGCCGACCCATTCTTCCCACACCTTCTTGGTGCAGCCCAAATTGGTTGCGCCGCCTGGGTCGCGCGGATGGTCAACGTAACCGCCCTCGTGCTTCAGAACAGCTTTCAGGCAATGGTCAAAGTTATCGCGCATTACTTGCTGTCCGTATGCCGATGAGCTGAACCGAAATAGTATGAGAGAACCAGCATTAGCGCGCCATCAAGCGTACCGAGAACCCGTGCGATTAACTCGCGCATCGAGGGCTCTATCACATTGTGGAGCATGAACCACTGGACGCATCCCCATGCCACGACAACGATTACAGCCAAGACACGCGGTGTAAGGTCGTGAGTCATGATTGCGTAGTTTCTGGCACTATCTCTGTCAGAGGCAGCGATGCGCTCCAAGTCGATGTCGAGAGACTTCATCTGTACCTTGAAGTCAGCATCAACCTTTTTCAGCGCCGCTAATTGCTCTGCTGTAGGGTTTGCCAGTGCAAGTTTAATCTCTTCGTCAGAGGCATCCTGATGACCGAAAAGCGCACCAGACAGAGCTTTCACAGCCATTCCTGCTACTGGTCCTCCCATAGCTGTGGCAAGAGTTGGTGCGACTGAGTTAATCAGTGGACCGAATGTTTTGAGAAAATCCATGAGAGTTCCCTATAGCTTAATCAGTAGAAGAAAACCGACGATACCCATTGCTAACACTAAACCCATCACGATCAAGAATAGCCCAGCAGCGTCTCTTATCTCTGCATTGCGTTCTGCGGTAATCCGCTCTTCTTCGCGGTGTTGCCGGTCAACCTCTTTGCGGATCTCGATCACTTCGCGCTGGACTGACTCGTATGCGTGTATCCCATAGACAGAGATGAAGAGATTCTTGATCTCTTCCTGCATCTTGAACGCTTTCGCTTTCGCGGCGTAGCGCTCCATTGCCTCTTTCTCAATCTCGGCAGGGTTAGAGAATAAGCGCTTCTTTGGCGGAGTAGCGGCAATATGCGTTAGTTGACCAACAGCGTTCCACAGAGATCCGAGATCCTGTGCCATTTCCTGTATTTCTTTACCGGCAGCAATAGCACCTTTCAGCCCATTGTAAGCGGCTGTCGCTGTTGCAATTAGTGTAATTGGGTCCATTCATCGACCTAACGCTTTAAATACCAAGTCAACGAAGAACCCAAACACTACTCCGATAATCATAAGAATAGCGCCAGCACCCTTCCACCGGTTCATGGCAGAAGTGATAGATTTAACCTCAGTCTTAAGCTCGCTCATGTCACGATGAAGCATCTCGATTTGAGCTTCCATGCGACCGATTTGTTGGTTCAGATCATCTGCCATGGCGAACCTCTTATCTTACCAAGGAGTAGCTTTAGTGACGGTATCAGGAGACACTTGCTTTGCAATCTGTCCAGCGATTGCTGTCTCATAAGACGATACCTGTTCAGCACCGAGTGATTCCTTCACCCATCCCGTAACCTGCTCAAGCGTGAGATTGCCGTATTCAGTAAAAGGATCACCGGAAGTGTAAGTCACACCGGCTGTTCCGTAAACCGATCCGGTATAAGTGCCATCTGTGCCTTCAAGCCGCCAGTGGACGGTGTATACCACATCGCTTTTGCCTTCATGTTGAGGGTGCGCATCCATCGCGCTGACGGTCCAAGTGTAAGTAATAGACATTAGTGTGTCTCCTCAGGAGTCGGTGCAGGCTGAATCTGGCTCTGCGCTTGGTCACGGATTTTCTGAACAAGTTCAAACACGGTTGCATATGGCGCATTACCAAGTGCTTGAAGGATCAGGTTTACTTCATTGATAGTCAGATCAAGTGTCATTTTGTCCCCTTAAGTGTGTCAATTTCTGCTTTGAGTTCTTGAATTGCCGCCACAAGAAGTGGGATAACATCTGTGTACGCAACGCCTAGTTTTTCAGGATCATTTGCATCAACCGCTTCTGGCAAAACTTTCTGTACATCTTGAGCAATCAAAAACGGATGTTTTATTTTTTCTTCATCTGAAATAAAATTACCAATAACAGCTCGCAAAGAATTTACTTTTTGTAGCGCATTATCAATCGGAATTAAGTTTTCTTTTAACCGTTCATCTGATGAATTTACCCAAGCTGTTCCGCCCCAAGCATAATAGATAGAATTGTTGTCTGTAGAAGAAGAACTCCAAACAACGCTTAATTTGTCAGAGAATCCATCTAATCTGCAATATCTGCCAGCAGTTCCAGAATTATTTCCAATCGCAATATCTGCGTTAGAGTAAATGCCTCCGCCCCATAAACCAGCATATGACGTTGCCCCCACCAGCAAATTACCGCTGGAGTCGATACGGGCATATTCTGCAACACCGCCACGACCAAATACAAGATTGTTACCAGACGACCCAACAAACGGGCCAATACTGGTTGTTGAAGAATCTCTAAAAGCAAGTAGTGAATTAGCTGCACTTGTTGCAGAAAAACTAACACCATAAGAATTAGAGCCTGAATTAACTTCTAATTTATATGATGGCGAACTCGTCCCAATCCCGACGTTGCCGGAGGCATCCTTATAGATTTGACCAGAACCAATGTTCATAGCCGCCGATGAATCGGTAAGGACGGTTGCCGTTTGTGCTGGCAATGAGATCGTATTTGTCCCTGCTACCGCTGGCGGTGCAAGAGTGATCGAACCAGATGTTGCGCCGTTTAATGTTACGTTACCCATTAGACAATCACCCAGTTAGAAGATGAAGGAATAGTTACTGTAGCCGAGGAACCAATCACGATTGGTCCAAACGAGCCAGCATTTGTATTGGCTGGTATGCTATAGCTTGTGTTGACCGTTTGTCCATTCTGGAAGAACACACTGTCAGTTCCACCACCAGTTGCACCACCGCCGATAGAGCCCCAAGCCGTGCCATTGTAGCCTTCGAATTGGCTTAATGTCGTATTGAAACGGAAGTAACCAGTAGCAGGGCTAGGCCGCTGTGCTGTCGTTCCTGTCGGGATATAGGCTGATCCAGTAGCGCTGTCTTGAGCCACGAACCCTGCGCCACTGACGTATGCCGCTACCCAAGCCGAGCCAGTGTAAACCTTCATAATTCCAGAGACGGAATTGAAGTATAAGGCTCCGGCAACCAAGGCATTACCGTCATTGTCGAGCGTCGGATCAGATGTCTTTGTTCCGAGATAACGGTCGTCAAAGTTATCAAACGCCGTCAGCGTCTGGTCTCTTGCTGCCTCTGCCGCTGTCTGGGCTGCCGCCGCATTAGAAGCCGATGTAGAGGCCGCTGAAGCCGATGCAGAGGCAGCTGAAGCCGAGGAAGCCGCATTGCTGGCCGACGTAGACGCGCTGCTTGCAGAACTCGCCGCATTACTGGCTGAAGTCGATGCGTTGCTGGCAGCCGTTGAAGCCGTGCTTGCCGACGAACTGGCAGAACTGGCCGATGATGATGCTGAACTGGCCGATGACGAGGCCGAAGATGCGCTGGATGATGCTGACGAAGCAGAAGATGAGGCAGAGGACGCGCTAGATGCTGCCGCTGTAGCCGAACTAGCCGCATTAGTCGCATAGGTCTGGGCATTATTGATTGCATCAACTGTAATCAAAGTGCTTGGATTACCGCTGGCATCAAAGCCGAGAGCCTTGTTTGCACGGGTAGCCGCTACCGGAAGCACCATGTTGACCGTGCCGCCGTCTTCGACAGCCGCCGGGTCATATTGAGGAGCCTTCAGAGTGCGCTTGTTTTCCTCGGCAAGCTGCTGGATCATAATGATCTGGCTATCCAGTTGCTCATTTAGTGAGGATGCCT